TTTCAAAATCGGAAGATCACCTTTTTCACTGACCGCAAAAAACGTCTTGCGAATCAGTTTTTTAAAAACGGCGCCCTCGATCGAAATAAAATCTTCGGAAGACGGCTTGTGCTGCTTCGGAAAAAACTCCGCATCCAGCCCCATGATTTCAAGTTTTGTTTGCTCGCAAATGAAAGTAGTTTTTCCGTCCTTCGTTACCGATATTTCGATGTCTCCTGTTGGCATATGCTTCGTAATTTCAATCGCCGACTTCGCCGGGAGCAACACTTCCCCCGGCGAATGGACGGTAACCTCGTCCAGATCGGCTTGAATCGTAAGATCGTAATCACATCCTACGAGCGTTAATCCATCGTCTGTCGCTCGAAACAAAATCCCTTGAAAAGCAAAATTTCCACTTTTAGTCGGAACCGCCTTGCTCACCTGTTGCAACGGCTCCAGCAAAACATACCTCGGAATCGTAATTTTCAACCTTGCTCCTCCTCATCTACGCTAATACTTCCAAATCCAGCATGAAGGCGAGTGTATAAAGTGCCTTGTATTTGATTCGCCGGAATGTCCGATCGCTGATCCCCATATCAATACTGAGCTGATAGTCGTAGTCGTCCGCTGCTTCGATGTCCAGATACCTTTTATCGATAACTTCTCGCTGACGCTTCCGTAGGCACCTGAGTGCTCGATCCAGATTTTCCGAATTCCGTTTGATGCGCGATTCTTTGTCCACGTTCCAAATGGCAGCGTCGGCCGTTTGATCGCTCGTTACGTTCGTACTGCCATGTTCACGAAGCGTATACCCTTGAGTGGTCTTGATTTCTCTGCGAACAAACCCAATTTGACGATATATGCGAATCTCTTCCAGGTATTCCTCGATGCGTTCCGCTGTCCGTTCCTCATCGATCGGTGGAAGAATCGAGAGCTGCCTGTCGTTTCTATTTTTTTTCGTTCTTCTCATGCTTGTCCCCTCACTCTCAAACTGTGTTATAATTTGGAGTGAGAAGTTTTGTCCTTTTTTTACCCCGGAATCCCTTCCCCAAAGGAGCCGGGGTTTTTTAATGCTCCCTTACTTCGCCTCTAAATCTAGCCCTTCTTCGATGAGTATTTGATTAAGCACGAGCTTACTGACTCCAGCCTTTGAAGCGATATGCAGACGTTTCGGCTGCGGATTCTTGGTCGCCTCAGCTATGATGAATTGCCTGATTCTGGCCGGAACGTTTGTGTCGATGCTGAACGGTTCCCTAACACTATTACCGCGTCCGATAGAATAGGCGACATCTTTTGCTTGATAGAGCCCCTTTCCCGCTTTATCAAGCGCCCCTTTTTGAACGAGCCTTAGAATTGAATTCATTGCCTTGCGATAATCTAAATTTACTTCTCTAACGACTTCGGACGTCCTTGTAGCTCGTCCGATCTGCAATATCGTTTTGTATATTTCAGCTTCCATTTCGGAAAGGTTGGTCATTCTCTCCCCTCCTGAAGAAGCTTTTGGAAAACTATTCGATGGTTATCATCGACGAGCATCTTGTCCAAGACGGCTACCTCTGTGGGTTTTAATTCCCTGCCAGCCCATTCCGTGAAGAAATCGAGAACCGGTTTTATAGCACACATCCGTCTTTTCCTACGTTCATATTCCCGTTGTGCTCGCTGATGAGCCCGGTTGTGTTCTTCCCAATCCTGCTCATCGAACCAAAAGTAATTCCCGTATTTTTCTCGATACTTGTCAATCCAAAGTTGCAGTTCAAACTCACTACTTTGAATTCTCGTATGACATTCCGAGTGGAGTCGTAAGCCGTTCGCCTTCACTCCACGCCCTCCCCGGCCTCGTGGATAGATATGGTGTGTTTCTTGGTCCACCTTCCCACAACCACATTGACAACGCCCGTTTGCCTCGGCCTTTAACTCTAAAATGACTTTAACAGGGAATTCCGCCCGATCTGCTGCGCTTGGTCTCGCCTTATGATGAGACAGGATGTTCTGACGCCAAGGCATGAGTTGTTTTTTGGGTTTCCGCTGGGTTAGCATGTTCCGCCTCCTACCGCTTTGCTTTCTGAAGCTCTACTGACAATCATCTTGATCATGTGCCCGTTTCCTTCTTGTACAACCCCGTCCTTCAGACGCTTAACCTTGTATTTCACCCACGAAGAGGAACGAATTATATCTATGACTTCAGCTTCAGCGAAGTGGAGCCCGTCTCTCTTAAATCCTCCGAGAAGCGTTCCAGTCGGGATCATCTTGGGAACCTTGACAATATCTCCCACGTCCGGCGACATGCGTTCGCTGGTTATTTCCTTTGCACGTTGCTGTACGTCACGTTTTAGGGACGCTTTTTGCTTACCTGGCATCTTTCCTGTTCCGTACTCGTGCATCAGTATCACTTTCAAAGCTTTATCGAAGGTGTATCCATCCGCGCATATAAGGGCTAATTGCTCGACGCAAGCAAGGCGATCGTTCCATTGGAATTTAGCTGTTGCTATAATTTCGCTCACTTGGTTCACACCTCCATTTTGACTTTGTTTGCTTCGTCCAGCTTTGCGACTTTCTCCCGGATCGCTGCCAGCCGATCGTCAGATACGACTGGAGCCGGGCCGGGCTTGATCAAATCCATTTTGGGCTTTCCACTTGTTGTTCTGTAGCTGTTTCGATTTGGTGTAGAACCTTTTGAACCGCTCTTTTTCTTGAATTCATCGGCCATTTTTATGCACAGTTCGTCGTATTTCTCGCGGAACTTTGCAGCTGACAGAACGTTCTTCTGCCAAAAGTCGTCAGTGGTCACCCAATCTATGACTTGACGAATCTCGTCCTTGTCCCTTTTCTTGAGTTCGACGAGTTTTCTGAATTCATCCGCCCACACTTGGAGATTAGCACCCTCTACGAGATGGGCCTTTGAAATGCTTGCGGCATAAGCCATCACCCTGTCGTAAAAATAACGAGCCATTTTAAAATAAAGGCTATCCTCGGCATACGTCTTTTGTTGCCGAGAAGAAGGTTTAGGTTTTAAATCTTCTTTCTTGTCATTCTTTACATTCTTTACATTCTTGTTTGTATTGTCGGGTTGTCGTTGCTTTCGCGTTGCTCCCGTTTCAGTTTCGCCGTTGCTTTCGTCGTTGCTGTCGTCGTTGCTGTCGTCGTTGCTTTCGTAACTTCTAAAATCCTGATAAACACCGTAGTTATCAATGGTTATCAGCAATTGATGCGTTGCTTTCATAGTCGTTATCATCGTTTCTTTCAACGTCTTGGTGGTCGTTGCTTCCGCGTTGCTTTCGACAGGGTTTCGTTTCGATTTCATCGCTTTACCGCGTAAAAACTCTAAAACCTGAAAGACTTGATCTTTCGTTGGCCTCACAACCCGAGCTCCAACCCTCCAGGACACGCCATCCATGATATCCGGGATCGACATCAGCACTTGTCCGCGCCGCAGTCCCTTATACTTCGAATGCTGCGCCGATGTAAGAAGAAAAATCCAGATTTTAATGTACAAAGGAGGCTTGTCCCATATCTCACTTTCGATAATTTTCCTTGCCAGCAGAATACAACCGCCGGGTATTAAGGGCTCTCTTTCCGCCACAGTTCAACCCTCCTCATCCGCCGGGATCGTCGTTGCGAAACACTTCATAGTCGTAAAACAGCATGTCCGATGAACGAGAGATTAGAAGACTTGTCCGATCATACATAGCCGCATATTTATAAGGACCTGGTCCGGCGACACAATAACGGAATGCCGCCGGTTCTTCGCCTTTCATTGCAGCGCACTTGAAAAATCTGCAACGCGATTTGGTCAAAAATATCCGCTTTCCAGCCGGTTCGACGATCCATCTTCCACGCGCGTTAAACGGCTTCTCCGACACTTCAACCTCGGCACGGGTGTAATACCCACCCTCAGGCATTCTATCCCTCCTCAGCCTTGTCAGAATCGCGAGATAAGGGTACAATTGATGGAGATGCTTTTATGGATGGCATCGATTCGTAGTCGCCCTGCTCGGCGGCTATTTGTTTTATATCAGATATAAAGTCCGCTACTTTGTATACATCGCAAAGCAATACATCCAGATCAACAAAGAAGTATCCATTTGAGCGATTGTATGTTAGTTCGATAAAATACGAAGGAACGCGAGTACCTGCGACTAAGCGAAATGCCAAGTAGTTATTTATTTCCATGGTGTCGATTTTAAAAATTTTAGTACGCTTCCTGAGTGTTTCTTTTATCTTCTGAACGAAATCCGCGCTCGTCATCGCTTCTATTGCTTCGTAATTCAGTTCCTGCTGGCCGTTCGCTCTGATCTTGAGCAGCACCCAAACCCCCTCCTTTATCTAAAAATTGCCGCGAAGCAAATCATCGAAAACATAAACAATGGAAACAATATGTAAATAGCGATAGCAGATCCAATAACTTCTTTCTTATCCATCTGGACTACCGGTCCCCTTTCCTGATTTCCATTTCATGCTTCTTGATTAGTCGAGCCCGATCTAGTCCGAACTCTTCTTCAAGCACTCCCTGCATAACCAAACCCTTTTCCAATACATCCCGAATTTCTTGCCATACCCTTTCAGCCGATTCCCTGCGCTTTTCCGGATCAATATGTTTAGCCAATACCAGTTCCCCCAATACGCGCTCAGCTTCGCTCATCTCTTTTAGAAACAAGTCCTTGAGTGCTGCCGGGTGCAAATCCATATTCGGAACGTGGTCAAGATAATACGAGATATATCCGTCGGTACGCTCATCAGCAACTTTTAAGGCAAACTTCCAGTTCATTCCCGAGATTGCATGATCAAAACTAAGGGGCAAATCTCGTTCACCGTTCTCGATTCTGGACAATGTGGTCCGATCCATTGGATGATCTTTGGAGAGTTGCTGGACAAAAGCGTCTTGCGACATTTTGTTATCTTTCCGGTACTGGAGTATTGTTTGACCGATCGACAATGAGAAGCACCCTCCTTTTCTGCACATCTTTCGAGGATATTGTGAAATACTTGCACGGAACTGCTATTTATTTGTGACATGGGTATGAGGTAATATTTTCCTTGTAAGGAACAACCGCGAACCGGATTCCCCAAGTAGATTCCCCGATCTACTTCCCCATATCGCCCGCCGCCATGTCCTCGGCTGCGGGCCCTCACTTTAATCTGAAGGAGAAAATACAATGGTTGAAATCGATATTAAGCGCCTTTGCTTACTACTAGGCATACATTTCCCGCCTAATTTGATCCACTTATGAGCTTGTACTCTTTCCCGGTCTCGATCATTGCGGCTATTACTTTGCATGAATTGGTCAATTGAGGGAAATCTTCTGGCCGGTTCCCAACAACTACATCCGGGTTTGCCCGAGAGACAACTTTTTCACTGACAATTCTCAGCTTCTTTTGCGCTTCACCCTTCATTTGGTTTCCTCCTCTAAGTAGTTGGCGCCCCATCTACTTCGCGTAACGCGTAGCGACTAGGCAAAAAAATATTCTCCCTGCTTGTACCATATAAAGATGAGATGTTTTCAGCACGCTCTGCACTCACTTGTCTCTTGCCATTCTCAATCTCTGACAAGTACCCCGCTGGAATACCTAATTTCCGAGCTGCTTCTTCAATACTCAAACCGGCTTTGTTGCGAGCTCGTTTAATGCCATTCAATTCTCTACACCTCCAACTTCGCGAATCGCGATGCCATATACTGATAATACAACGCACAATGCGAAGTGTCAACGCATTTTGCGAAGTTTATTAATATAAATTCACATTTCGCATAGTGCGAAGTATAATAGTTCGTAGGTGATGATTGATGTTCCCCCAAAGACTAAGGCTATTGAGAAAAGAAAAAAAGTTGACCTCTAAGGAATTTGGTAAACTATTTCAATTAGCTGAGTCGACAATTTCCGGCTATGAAACTGGTGCGAGAAAACCTGATCTTGAGACCATCGAGAAATTCGCTGACTACTTTGCGGTTAGTGTAGATTACCTTAGTGGAAGATCAGAAATCCGTAATGCCGAAGAAATCGCTTCAAGAAGTGACAGCCGAAATTTAGACGAAGGCAGCTTAATCCGTGGTCGCGCCTATTATGATGGCGGAAAAGACTGGACCCCCGAGGAAATTGAGTTAGCTGATGCTTTCATCAAAGGTCTGAGGCAAGGAAATAAAAAGAATGATAAACAAGGCTGAGCCCGTTTTCTTAGTGGGCTTTTCTTTTCACCATAAATGCGAACATATATTCCCGTTATGATGAGGGGGGAACTCGTGGATTTAACTTATTACAAGCCTACGGAGCTTGAATGCTGGTTGAATAATAAATACCTAGAAAACGGGATCTATCGCCCCTCCGACATGAAAATTAAACGAATCGCAGCGATATTTGGTATTGAAGTACATCCGTTTACCGGAAGGTGTTTTGCTGATTGGCATGATAATGAAAACGGATATTTCAATGCGATCATCGCACTAAATTACATGCTAGACGAAGAAACAAAACGCGAGCGCTTTTTTCATGAGCTATGTCATCCCCTTAAACATGTAGGATCTCAAAACGAATTACCCGAATTAGCGAAGCAGCTCCAGGAGATTCAAGCATCACAGTTCCAACTCTACGCCGCTCTGCCGATCTACATGATCAAGGAATACATAGAACAATGCTCAACTATCCAGATCCTCGAAAAAACACTTGCTGCTGCATTTTGTTTGCCTGAATCCCTTGTAAGGAGGCGATTACAACAAATCGAAAACAGGATCTATTGGGGGCGAATTGAGTATTTACAAAAATCCCCTTCACCAAGAATTGTTATTACGAAGGAACATGTAAAGAGAGTCCAAGAAGAGTTTGGACGAAAGCGTCAAGAAAAAGAAGAAAAAGAGAGGATGATGAGAAATGGTTAAAGTCGCAGTTTACTACGAGGAGCATCCCGAAACACTGGAAGTCGTACCGATGAAAATGGTTGTTTATTTTGGGCGAGGGAAAATAAAATGGGACAAAAATTATTTTTATCTTGCCTTGACTACCCCTTTCAATCGCCAGCGCGTTGAAGACTTTGATGCTGATATGATGTCGATAACAATTACTCAAGGAGAGATGGTACGAAATCCGGAGAAGGAAGCACAAATCGGGCCTTGCTTCGGTATATATCTCCCATATTTGATTGAACGTCTTGAGAAAATGAAAGCAGACCGGGTAAATGAATTGGAACAACAAGGGTACTATGTAAACCCCGAGGAAGTTGAAAAAGACGATTACACTTCAGCCGAACAGTTTATCATCCAAATGGTTGATGTAGAAGAAGTGATGCAAATGGAAGATCTTGATCGCTTTTTTAAATGGAACTAACCTAAGGAGGGGATACTTATGCAGCCACTAGCGTACATTCGAGTAAGTACAGACGAGCAAGTTGAAGGGAACTCGTTGGAGGAACAGGAAGAGCGTCTTCGAGCTTACTGTATCACTTATGGCCTAGAAGAACCGGTATTTTACGTCGATGACGGTCGTAGTGCAAAAGACATGCGCCGCCCAGGTTTAACTAGTTTGCTTGAGGAAGCTAAAAAGGGGAAGGGCCGGATCGTCATCATCACAAAGATTGACCGCATATGCCGGAAGCTCCTTGATCTACTCAATCTCATTGAATATTTAGAAAAATATGAGTGCGAATTCGCTTCGGCTAGTGAAAAGTTTGATACGACAACACCGGCTGGTAGGATTACCCTTCAGGTACTTGGCGCCGTCGCTGAGTTTGAACGTGCGCGCGTCGCTGAGCGAGTCAAAGAAAATATGCTATCGCTTGCGAAAAAAGGCGAGAAAGTTATTACAAGGCCGTGCTATGGGTACGATGTTATAGACGGGACTATGTTAATCAATTTCGAGGAAGCGCTTATTGTTCGTCAAATGGCAGAATGGGCCGTCAATGGGGAAGGCGGCCGGGGAATAGCGAAACGCTTGAATGAAATGGGTCTGAAAACAAAGGACGGCAACCAATGGCATGAGAAGATTGTGCGCGAACTTTTGAAACGCGAAACGCTAATTGGTAATTTTGTTTATAATAAAACTTATCGTAAAGGAACTCGAATTATCACCAGACCAGAAAGCGAATGGATTCGAATCGAGGAGCATCATGACGCTATTTTAGAAACAGAGACTTTCGAAATAATTCAGCAGCAGTTTGAAGGGCGCAAAACCATTGGTCGCCACATCCGGAACGACACTTATCTGTTATCTGGATTGGTTCGTTGCGGTCATTGCGGAGCTTCAATGAACGGAAAAACACAAAAAAGCCGATCTAAGCGGAGTGATCAGCAAGACCCCTTTCATAAATATGCATGTGATGGGTACTTAAAAAAAGGGAATTGCTTCTACCATCACGTCGACCGAGATGAACTAGAACGCCTGGTTATTAAGCGAATTACTGAGCTTGCATATGCGGCTCCTGGATCAATCCAAATTGTGCTAGCCAAACCGAAAGTCCCATCACTTGAAAAGGAATCGATTGTCGCAAAAATTGAACGTCTTGACAGGAGGATGCAAAAACAAATCGAAGCATACACAGACGGGTTAATCACAGCGGATGCATTGAAAAGAGCTACTGAACAAGTCGAGGAAGACCGTAGGAGGCTTTCTGATACGTTGAAACAGTTAGGGGAAGGGGATCAGTCTTCAGAACAGAAAAAGGTGCAGGAGACAGCTAAGAAGATACTAGGGGATGTGTTGTCGATTGATCGTATTAAAGCCAAGAATGCTATCCGGCAAGTTGTTCAATCTATCCGGATACAGAACAGCGAAATTGTGGAGCTTGCTTGGTTTTCAAACTGATCTCTACTGAGATGTTCGGGAGACCGACTATCCCACAAGAGAGCCCCATAATATAAACACCCCTCAATAATCTTGGCTTAATTCCATACAATTATATATTAGCAACCTGTTATTCACAACATACCCCGAAAATAAAGAAGCAGCTCGGGCGTTGAATAACGGAGCTGCTTACTTTTTGCGATATTTAGAAAGGTGCTTTAGTTGCGGAACCCAAACATTCTACGCATACCTGTCGCTCTAGATCGCCTCCGAGCTTCTTTATGTATAAAGTCCTCAAATCGATTGAAGCTCGGATTTTCCCAAAATAAAAGTAAAATCGTATATCCGGGATCTAATACCCACGGCTTTGCATGCTTTGTTTCAGGCTCACCTAATAATTCAATTAGAAACGGAACTATGCTTGCGTTAGGATCGGGACCAATATCGACAATCGATATTATGAGGTGATTTTCTTGGTACGTAAAAAGGTAACTGACCCCATCGTCATCAATAAATTGCGACCTCCCTCCTCCGTTCCGTACGGAATCGATCGCAGTTCTGATCTTTACCTTAGTGCTCTTCGGTACACGACGAATCTTTGCTCGAACTGCAATTGTCTCCTCCAACTAAATCATCTCCTAAAATATAATAGGAACAATTGTTCCCATTATACATAGGGCTACTTAATTTTTCAACATGCATAAATAATGCGCATTTTTTATTGACATGCATAATTTATGCGTGTTATAATAAGATTAAGAAAGGAGGACAACGATTGAAGAGTTACTCGTCTAGGGAACTAATCAAAATGGCTGAGTCAAAAGGTTGGTACTTTACACAAGCGGAAGGCAGTCATCATCATTTCAGACATCCAACCTACAAACACAAACTCACAATCCCTCACCCTAGAAAAGACTTCAAGCCAAAAACATTAAGAAACATTCTAAAGGACATGGGGCCGTAAGGCTCCTGTCCGAAAGGAGAGAATATAGATTGGATAAATACGTGTTTCCAGCTTTGTTTGAATCAGAGGAAGGAGTACCAGGGTATACCGTATCATTTCCTGATTTGCCCGGTTGTCATACAGAAGGCGATACGTTGGAAGAAGCGTTGACCATGGCACGTGAAGCGCTGGGGCTGCATTTGTACGGAATGGAGGAGGATGGAGACGAAATCCCCGTTGCTTCTGCTCCAGGAAAGCTACCACCGGTAGAGGAAGGCTTTTACACACTGATCGAGGTTAGAACGGGACCGGTCCGCGATAAGCAACTTAATAAGTCCGTGACCAAAAACGTCACGCTGCCGCGTTGGTTGGAGCTCGAAGCGACTAAGGCGGAATTGAATTTTTCACAAGTTTTGCAGCATGCGTTAAAGCAAGAACTTCGTATATTCGATAAGAATGCCAAATAATGCACTAAAACACACACCCCCGCCAGCCGAAACCTGCGGGGGATTTTTCTCTTTTCCACTTATCGCCAAATGCATAATTCTGTTGTAATATATTTAGAACACTATTACATATATTTTGGTGTTTTTTGGGAGGGGATTTACTTGGGAGTTGATAAGTGGAAAGTAATGAGTGCATGTACTAAATGGGTGTTCAAAGCGCTTTCGATGCCAGAAAAACTAAACAAGTCAGTTTTTGATAGATTTTTTACACAAACCGATGATTCCTTACCAGTTACAAAGTGGTTTGGTATGAATTATATGCACATATTGTCCGACAATTTAAAATTTGGATCATTCCCATATGTTCCTAGCATGAAGTATCCGCCGATTGTAAAGGCATTCGTGGTGCCTTACGATGAACAACAGGATTTAAGTCACTATCCATCACTATCAGACTTAGGGTTCCAAACAGTATTAGGGACTGAATGTGTGTATACCCTTGTAAGCAATAAACCACAACACCCGATAGGAGTTGGTCTGCATTGCGTCTTTCTTCCTGATTTAAGGGACTTGGAAAGATTAATTATGGTTGATGAGAAAATATCTGATTTTTCATTGGAGGCATTTCGAACTCTTCCGCTTATAGAGCAACTTGAACAAGAATTGACCGAGGCTAGGGCGTGCAAAGATAATAATCTTGCCATTGCAACAGTGGCCACTCTTTCAATAGCTATTGAAACTGCATGTAAAGTAGTTCTTGAACAGAGAAATATTACATACCAACGCGTACGAGATGGATTGAACGATTTATTAAACCACTTAGTTCGTAATGGGTTCCTATCCGAGAAAGATAGGCAGGCTTGTCTCGCTTTAAAAGGGCTCAGAAATGCTGTTGATCACGGACATTCCGGTATTTTAACGATACAAAACGCCGAACTTTTCTTTTCGTCAGGATCAGGATTAATACAAACAATACTACAAAGTGCCATACATGATGGAACCACCTAATTTTTTTTCCCATTTTCGTAACAACAGAAGCTCGGGGGATTCTTCGTCTAAGTTGTATTCATTTACGCATGAATCCAATACACGCAAGAAAGTTACAAGATCCTCTCGATTAACTTCAAATTTTTCGTCCATGAAGTGTCGCCCCCTTACTGTAAATTATGTCTTATCATTGATATATTGACCCATTATATCCATAGTATTCAGTAACAATAACCCTATGAGAGTAAAGCCTCAAATCAGTATATTAGTTGGAGGCTTTACTCGGTACGAGATCACATACGAATCATATATCTCATTTTACAGCATTAATAACGTTTTTGCTTGGATTGTCCTGAGTGTCAGAAATTTCATAAGTTGACGCCCTGCTGTCTGGCATAAATGATCGTATTCAGCCATACCAGCTCCGTCTGCGTCAACTCGCCTTTATACGCCTTCTGTGCCCAGCCGTAGTCACCGAACAGTCCTTTGTGGTACAGACCGTCAAGCGAATCACCAAGCATCTGCCACTGCCATTGTTCCAGTTTCATCATATCGTCGTCCTCCCTAATCGCCCGGTTAATACTCTTCTTAAACTCTTTCCACGCCTCCGGATAGTCGACGTATGGAGCCGGACAGTTCTTACCAGTTACATCATAATGCCGGATCACGTCCTGCAACGGATCTAGTGCATAGCGTTTACACAGCTCTGCGACGATCTCAACCGTGCGCCGGACCGTCTCCGGATGAAATGAACCATCTGGCTCGATGCACATTTCTATTCCGATGCTGTCCGGGTTAGCCTGACTCGCATGATACGCCAGCTCGTCCAATGGGATAATAAGCACAGCATCACCAGGATCCACAAATAGTTGAGCTGAAGCATAACGGACTTCCTTAAGCTTCTTTTTCTTTTGCTCCTCGGGCAACCTTTCCGCTTCCGCAATGATTTTCCGGTTCGCCGTCGGTAACGTCTTGCCAAAGTAAATAACATGGTTTGCAGCCGAAGCCCCACGGTTACCGGTATAGTGGATAACGATTTTACGGACAATCCGGAGAGGAGTACCCGGCCGTGTGAAAGGGTTGACTGGAATCAGTTCTTCGCGCCACAAAGTTGTCATCCCTTATCACCGCCCGGCGGATTAATTGATTTAATTTGCATCTGTGCAGCAGCCGCCGCGACTAGAAACGCATTTGCGAACGCAAGGAAATAGATTCGCCAATCCCCCATAGGCGAACCCGTCGCAAACTGAGCAGCCAGTAGCACGAGCCAAGCGATCAGCACGGCATAAACGTCCGTAGGGATGCCCCATCGAGCCGTTAAACGATCAACGAGCACCTTTGTGTACTGCACGATGTAGAACGTCAATAAAGAAGCCCCGCCGATTGTCAGCAGGGCCGCCCATGTGAATAGTTGTTGTCCTTCTTGCATCATGTCACGCACCTTTCGTCTTCAGTACCATCGCTATAACGGCCAAAATTACGCTTCCTATAATCGTTGTAGACGCCCAATACACGATCTTCTCCAAGCGGTCTAATCTGTGATGTGCTGCTTTCGTGGACTGTAGCGCCTCCTGTGCGATATCACGAGCGGACACCATATAGTCAATTTTCGTTTCGACACGCGCTAGTCGTTCTAATATCTGCTGCTGGGTTTCTTCCTGCAATGGTGACCGCCCCTTTCAACCCGCCTACACGGGAAATAAAATACACTATTCCTCTTGCTCCGATTGCTCTTTTACCTGCACCGCTTGTTCGATACTGGAGACCGTCTCCCCCATCCACATGTCCAATTGGTTTAAAATCTCCAATTGCTTGTTTGGGTGGGCTGTGACGATAGCAAGGATACAGCCTTTTATTTCTTCAATAGGGTTGTCCAGGTCAACGAGGAGTTCAAGTTTATGTGACACTCTTGGCACAAGATTCACGTCCTTCTTCGGGAATAAAAAAAGCGCACTCGTGAGGAGTACGCCTGTCGATACTGTCTTAAATTATTTTTTTAAGCTCTCTTGAAACTTTCTTTCTTCTTCGAGCAATCTTTGTTTTTCTGCCTCAGCAGCAGCTTCTTCTTCCTTTATTTTATCTATATTCTCTTCTTTCTCCTTTTCAAGCTTTTCATACAGTTCTTTTTTTTCGTCGGCTTCCTTTTTTAATTTTTCTAATACATCCATATTCACAACACCTTCTTTCGCCTTTAAAACCACTTGCGAATCAATGAACCCGACATCGTATCCAAACAATTCGCCAGCAACTCTAACGGGCACATAGCTTGTTCCGTCGATTACAATAACATCTTTATCCGCTTTTTGTCCGTTTATCAGGAGAGGAAACGAACCCTCAACCGCCCTCCCAACTAGAGACTTAACATCCTCTGCATATGCCGTAATTGAGATGGAGAGAACTACGCCAATGATTGCGCCTACTAAATACTTTTTCATAACATATTACCCCTTCCACTCTATAATATGGCTCCATTATATGACAGGGGGAAGGGGTTGTAAATTATGTTAGGTCTGTAACATAATCCACTTTCGGTATATTCTTCGAATCAAAAAATATTGTGTATCCTTCATGATAAGAGCGGATAAAGGCGCGGTCTTCAAGAAATTTAAGCCTAGCTTCTAATCCTGGAATTGAATTCGTGCTTAAACCGGAGACTGTCCCCAAAAAGTTGACGTTGTTGAAGAACTGGACATTCGCTCCCGAAAATCCCGAGCCGATCGCTACGGTCGGTGCTTGGATATCTACCCTGTTATTCGAAACGACAGCAGCCAATAAGTTATGACCGAAAACTAGTTGTTCGCTAGAACCCGAGAAGTTTTTATAAATCCCTCCCATTATGGACCCATTTGAGTACCACTGTAGGTATCCAGTAGAACCATCCAGCGTAAATCCATCTTGAGTATTAGTGTTTAACGATTTCAATTGTGATCCTGACAATTCGATCCTTCTGCCTACGGCGGACGTTTGAATGATTCCTCCTGTAACAGTAGGGGAATAAATTTGACTTCCACTAATGAACGTCCCGCCTGAATATGTCCCGTTTGCTATGGCTTGGGCAATCGAGACGGCGCCATTTGCTGTACTCTGAGCCCCATTAGCTACGGATTGCGCATTCGTCGCCACCGGATCGGAGTTAATACTCCCCCATGAAATATGTCCTCCTAACATGGTTATATTACCGGCGACCGTGACATTTCCCCCGCTGTCTACAGCGAATGTCGTTTGAGATCCATTCGATACGGACGTTCCTTTTATTTCGAATTGCGACGCCGTTATCTTCCCACCCGTCACATCAATCTGATTCGCCTTTATTGACTCAATCAGAGCTGATGTTATCTTTGCGGAACCGGCAATCAATTGATTTGTGGTTAGGGTCCCCGTATAAATTCCGCTGCCGGTCAAAAGCGTCGTTTTCCCGTTCCAATTGGCCGCGCTCTGAAGCAGTCCGTCCGCGATCTTTTCCCCGGAATCCCCTACAACAATTTGATTTGCTCGGAGCTGCACGAATTGCCCGAGAAGGCCGACAATCACTTCGGCCACGACTCCATTCGCTGTAACGGCAGCACGAGGCGTCACCCCGCCGTCTGTGGTCAGGTATATACCGTTTGAGGACATAACGACTTGGTTTTGTATGTTTGTTTTGTCCTGGAGAACAATCCCGCGCTGATCATACTTGACTTCGGTCTTTGAATTATTAACGTCATAGATCGCCTGTTTCGCAAAAGCTTCGAACACCGTTGTGCGAACGTTTCCGCCGCTGATAATATCATTAACGATCCGTTTCGCCCGATCCAAGTCCGCGATGATGTCTTCAAAGTCGCGTTTCATCACATTGGCTAACGTCGCCTTTGTATGCTTGTCCGGTGCAAATGGGTATTCTGTGATGTCAACGATCCGGGCCGTCAGGTTATTCAGTTCCAGATCCGGATCGATCATATAAACGGTGTCCCCTAGAGCCGGTGGAGGCTCGTCCGGGTCGATCTTGTGCAAGTCGGCTGCATTAATATCGACATTAAGGATTGGAGCCTCTTGTTCCTTCAAAGCTTTCCTTGTAGCTTCAAGAAGTTCCAAAGGCTCCTCTAGGTCCTGGTCGATTAATTCGCCATCAAAGTACTTGTTCGTGCTATTGGACCAATACGACCAATAAGGAGAGATCAGGTAATTGACCCTGATTTCTCCGTTTACGATCGCGCCCGGGACTGCGTTCAGCAGATTGTATTCCTCTGCCGTCAGGTTCGAAGCCGGAAGGCCGATGAACGAAAGCCCGTCCTTCATTTGGGAAAACATTCGAGTAACCAAGGATCGGGAGTCGTCCTCGTAGCTGCTGCCGATGATATTTTTCTTGTACCTGTATTGTAGCCCCCTGTCGCTGCCGATCTTCTTTTTCAAATGGATCACAAAATTATTCGGGTCCACTTCGGCACCATACGTTTTAAGGACGTAATTAAGGGCTTGGAGTGCATTGCCGCGCCCAAAGTCTTTAACATCCTTCAGTTCAAAAACGTCGTCCAGCACGAACAGAAACTTTCCTTTTGTGGCGTCCGTGATGGCGTTCGTTAGGGTCAAGATATTGACCCCATAGCCTTCCTCCATATACGAATCGTAAGGCATTAAGAAATCGGACAGTTTGAACATGACATGCATGCAGCTAATAGCTGCCGTTCGTTTCAATCCTTCCCTTACGCGCTTCCGGCTATTGATAACGTAGTATTGGCCTCGTTCGTCCTGGACGTGACCTTTGAGCGTGATTTTTTCTTTATAGTCGTCTGATATCATGGGAACTAAAAAAGACAGCTCATAATCGGAGTTGAGCCGTCTTTTTCGTTCGACGTCATAGGCATCGGGCAACACGCCGACCGGTGTTAAATTTTTATCGAATACCTTCAGCAATGTAAATCACTCCTTACGCTGCGTATTCGTCACCAGTAATGTCCTGGTATTGCTGTTGAGTAATTTTCCCAAACTGAACATACTGTGCAACCTGGGGTTTTGTAGCCCAACCCTTATCATAATAGAGCTTTATCCGTTGAAAATCTGTCATGCCCCTGCACTTCCTTCCAAGGTTAATAGTCTCAAATCCAGTCCCACGACTTGTTGACCAAGTAAAGCGTTATCCGTCTGCAAAGAAAGCACTTCAAGTTCTCTCTGAACCAGTTGAGCGCCGATCATGTCGCGTTCCTCTTTCGCTGCCAAGGATTCCAATTCACGCTCCACGAGTTGTTGACCAATCAGAGCGTTTTCAACTTCCAGACGCGCTATCTTTTCCGCGCCCGTCTCCGGCTGCGGCGCGTTGCGGATCGCATCAATTTCGGCCTGCGTCAGCCCTTCCACCCAATAGGCTTGCAAGTCTACCGGTGCAGGGAGCTGCGGCAGCCCGTCTTCCGAATCCGGGTCGTAGGCGGCCAGCGCTGCCCGATAGGCGTCCATAGCATCGTCATAAGCCGTTAGCGCCGCCTGCCATGCGTCCAGATCGTAACGAAGCTTAAACAATCCCTGTGGAGCTGGGACGGCCACACGGTAACCTACAAGGATCGGCTCGGGCTGCTCCGGTGGTTCTTCACCTTCTTCCGGCTCGGAAAGTGTAGGCGTTTCGTAGATTTCCGTTACTCCGTATGTGTCGAGTGGTACGAGTTCTGGTTCGATGTAAAAGCCGTCAAGGTCGATTCTAATTGCTTCCTTCATCGATAATCCTCCTTTCAACCAATGTATATAGGCGGCAAGTCCAAAGAAAACCATAAGGCTGTTGTTCCTGTTGTGGCTACAACTGCACCATCAGGAGTTATGGTTACTCTGCTAACAACTTCTGATATATCCTTAGAAACTGTGCCTACAATTACAGTTTTGCTAGGGCGATAATCACGAGGTAAGTAAAATATTACCGTACCGATCGTACCGCTTTTCACTAGCCCTCTAATATGCAGAAAACCATCATCTTTCAAGTAACCCGCCTGCTCGTATGTTGTGTCAAAGTTTAAGAAACCGTTAAGAAAAGTCGGTTCAATCCATTGCGGTAATTGCTTCTGCGCCTTAGTATTCTGCAATACGGATACGTCCCGGCGTATCCCGGTTATCGCCTGCACCGCATCGTCAACCGTTTCCTTGATGTTAGGCGTCACAGCGCCGATTATTGATAGTGGGGCGATTCCGAGCTTGTATGTGTCGAGTGCAAGGTATGTGACGCTGTAGGCGGCTGTTGGGTCGAATCGATCAGTCGGAAGGTATAGCGCATCGTTTCCGTACTTATGGGAACTTTGCGAATGAAGCCAGATGTCCTTCTCATTGTTTTGATAGGCTCTTAAGATGCGATTTGCCCTTTTTGATAAAGGGGAAGCACTTGGCGGCCATGTTGTACTTATATTGATGAAGGCATTTAAACCGTCAATAGCAGGTTTCGCTTCTTCCCGCACCACAATGCCCGTTCCCATCACGATCTGATTCGGGCCGTCATGAAGCATCAATTCGCCTTCGTAGGTGACCGGCTCGTCTACGCTTTGGGCGAGTTCGTACATGAGACGGTAGGGCGTGTAACCAAACCCGGTCGCAAGTTGAATCGGCATAACGGTAACATAGTCCCCCGTGTAGGGGTTTGTATCGCCTATTTTACACCAAGCCTTTGTCCCACTTCCGTTAAACAAAGTTGTTGTCGGTTGTCCTAATTCAAACATCTTCCAACCATTGAAATACGTCTTAATCTCGCCCTCTGTCGGTGTGTAATCGTCGCCCCAACCGGTATCGGCACCGGAAACAAACAATTTAAAAGTTGACCCTGCCAAATCAAAGTCGAACATATCTGCCACATTATTTGTACTTGGATCAGCAAAATTATAAAAAGGTAATATTTTTCCGTCATACTTAATAGTATTTGCTTTATTCAATTTGCTCCCATCGAAAGCCGTAATCGGACACTTCACGCGTTTAAAACCTGTGAAACCGTTGTCGAATGTCCATCCCAACGAACCATCCAACGACATCTCCCGAAAACGCCTAACAGCCCTAGGCTTGCCTTCCCCGTCCATATACAGCCGATCCGCAACGCTGCCGTCTACGTTCGAGCGTAGGTTGCAGTCGGGTAGGAATACGTAAGACGGCTTTTGCGGTTCGAACGGAAGGGCTGTAGAGCCGATATTGAGCATGGGATTTTCTATATATGCAACAGCATTACTTCCGGGGTCCCCGCTATCGAATCCTATATCTGCATACGCAACGTTCGCCCCCGTTGTGAACGTTAGTGTTTGATCGTTGGTTGCTATCGCTGATGACGGTAATGCATTTTGATTTCCGTCCCTAAATCCGGCAGAAATTCTACCATCATGCGTAGCGCTGTATACGTATGTGGTATTAGGTTTTAACTTAATTCTTACCGTGGTTTGTTGCAGTTGCGTCCTTGCCGATAACGCTAATCGGTATGGACTGACAACAGTTGAAAACTCGTGAACCAACCAATCCGAAAACGGTGGAAGCAGATTCTTCCCCGGATTCTGGACATATACAGCATTGACGTGCTTCATGTCGTCCACATACGGATACATTGCGGCGATTTGTTCAGGCGTCATCGAGTCAATGGCATCGTATTCCGCTTGGGTGACTTCGTAAACGCGCACGTCATCAAAGTTCCCGTATTGTCCTGCCGCGCCGGTCACGTTTAGACCGATTTCTAATTCAGTTGCCGTTCCCGAGTCGAACGTGACGTAGTTAACCCCCCATGAAGCAGCGGAGTAATTGGGTATGGAAACAGTCGCCATGCCCGTACCCGCGAGATAGGCAGAAACGTTAGAGGCTGTTCCATTCTTCATCTCTGCGGCGAATATATACTTCCGCCCCGCTTTGATGGCTATTTTTTTCGCGTTGTTATTAATATTTCCGGCATTAAATCCGCTTTGTATGGTTACCTTGTAGGAACTCTTCCCCGAAACGAAATTAACAGTATCAAGCGAGAATGTCGTTTGGTACGTTGCCCAGATACTCGATAGAGACTCGCAGCCACCTTCCCGCCCAGGCAAATTAACCAGCGTCCGTCCAGTGATCTGCATATCCTTAAACCGCGACTTTCGGTCTGCATTGACTATGGATACGCCTTGTGGAACGGTGACTGGCACGGCTGGGGCAGCGGATAGTTCATCCTGGACCGCGCTAGTTTCTGACTCTAGGGTGACGATCCGGCCTTCATGGTCGGTAGCCTGTGTTTGTGTAGCAAAATAGTCGGCGTGGTGACCGCCAAGCATGTCCGAGTTCAGATTGACCTGAAGTGTCCCGTCCCTCTTTACGGACTGATTAATGACCTCGGGCCGGTTCTCGAAGAATTTAACATAATATTTTTCGCCACCAGCAGCCGCCGATACCAATTCGAACTGAGATGGGCTTTTTTCAATGTACTCCGATTCCGGAACAAGGCAATACTCATTGTTGTGCATTTTGTAAACCGTTATCGCGTTCGTGTTTGTCTCATACTGGCCGACCGTAATATCAAAAACGGTTTGTCCTGGAAGAGCTTCGAAATCCTCATCACGAATGACCGCACCCTTGCCGGATATGTCCACCCAACCCTCAACAGCTCCTTTGTAGAGCATTAAGCGCTGGTTTGTCGTGTCATACCATTGTTGCCCTTCTTCCGGGTTTACTGGGGCAACTGTGGATCTGTGGACAATAAAGTTTCTCGCCTCATTGCCAGAGAAGTCAAGGTCTGCCGTAAGAGGACCGCCCTGGTTAATCTTCGTTTCCATTTGGCTATCAATTTGCGCCTTTAAGTAATACCTGGAATCACCACGGGCGTCCGTATGGTACTGGGGATGGTCATCATTTGTAAGGTCCTTCAGTGAACTATGGGACGTTAGCCCGTTCCCCATCGCGCCGATCGGGACCCACTTATTTGCAGAAGTATTGTCGCCGTCCCACTGATAGACCGTTTCGTCGTCCAACACAAGCCGAATATCGCCGTCTTCATTTCCGGTTAACGGTAGATCGTTAAATGTAGCCGCTGGCGCTTTCCAACGAGCATCCGCAAAGTTTGGCTTGTCCGTAATGTTATCCCAGTGTACAAGAGCCTCACCGGACGTCTGAAGCTGTGATTTTGTATTGTACCGGACATCGTGGTCCCCGCTCGCCTTATGGTTATCTAAAGCGTTTTGCGCACCTGCCGAAACCGCTGTATCCTTTGCGTCGGTTTGCGCTTTCGTGTACGTGTTTGCAATCGCGTCGGCGTTGGCCTTGATTGTTTCCGTAGTTCTCCCACTTCCGGCCAAATCGTCCAGCGCCGTTGCAATGTCGGCATAATTGTCATTATGCTTCTGTAGATTGGCGAAATCTAAGAAACGCTCGATTAATCGAGGGATGAATTTCATGAAATCGACTCCTTTCAATACAGGAATGTGTGTCGGAAAATGAATTCGATTTTGTAGTTTGGATTCGTGGAGTTACAAACGAATGTCGTAACGCCGGGACGGAGTAAGAAAAAAACGCCATTGGTTAGTCCATAGGCGTTTAATCCGTTTTTCTTGACCTTGTACCCTTTACAGTCAATTTCGATGGCGTCCGTCGCCGCTGTCGTTCCTGCGAAGGTGAACGTCTGCGCCCCATCAAATATCGACAGGTTTGTGAAGACTCCCGTGATCCGGATTAATGGCGCGACGTCGATCGTTCCGAGATTTTCAATTGGGATTGCCGCTGAACTCGTAGTGACAAGGATGGACGATGAGCTATATTCGTACCCTTGCCCGTACTCATATCCCTGTCCGTATTCTTTGGCTGCTGTATCTTGCTCGCTCTCCGGAAACGAATTGTGCATTTTTAACGGTATCGTTACATTCCCATCAAAAATTAATTTTTCGATCGGCATAGTACCGGCGTACCTACACATATAGCGCCTGCCTTGCCGGTCACTAAACTTAAGTTCCAAGTCGCCGCGCTTGGCATTGAAGATCGAGGCGATCGCGGCGATCTTGTTGTGGTAATCGTAGGTCGGATTCTCCGCCATTACGACACATTCCAGGGTGAAGGTACGAGCAGCATACACGCTCCCGAAATCGACTTCACCGTCCCGGCCTGCTATCTCGACGTTGTAGTCCTTGGTGTCTGGCAGCACGGGGATGTCATTCCTTTTCAACCCAAGACCTAGAGAAGAGAAGGTAACGCCGTTTACCGTAACTTCGATCATCGCGCCTTCACCCCCGCCGTGCTTTGCATTCTTCGAATTAGAATGTCCCGTTCCGAAAAATAGGTTTGAATATCAGCATCGTCGTGTAAGTTCACGTCCCCCGAGGAGATGGAGAAATGATTTTCGATGTGCTGCACCGTTTGCCTCGGCATATCGAACGAAGGCGCCGCAAAGCTGATTTGTGGCATGCGGAAATTAAGCAACCTGAACAACTGCGCTTGCTGCCCTTCGTTGAGAAACATCTCACCGGCATGAGCAACGATGGGAACGGGACTTCCCTTCATCCCTCGGACAACCCCGCCGTCGGCAAAATGCTGTAGCTTCCCCGTATCGCTCGATATCCCATACTTATTCCGCAAACTTTCGTTTTCAGCGTGTACCCGCGCTTTGGTCCCTTCGTCTCCAGCTTTGTCGGCAGCATACCAAGCGTCTATATTCCCGTTATACCTCTGCAAGTCGATTTGTTGCTGGGACTGGGATAATAATGAAATGGAAGCCATTTTCGAACGGTACTGGGTTACGAATAGTTCCAGATTGCGAAGAATCGTTTCATTTTTCTCGGATTCCTTCTGGATCTGGATGTTTTTAAGCGCTTCTGCCCGGCCCTCTGCGTCGTTCTTGAACGAATCCAATGCCCCAATCAAGGAACTGTAATGCGATTCAACTGTTTGCTTTTCTTGATCGAAAGATTTCTCCTTTTCCGCTTTCTCGTCTTGGAGAGCTTTCTTTTGAGCTTCAAGGGCTCGCTTCCGCTGTTCGCGTTCCTGCTGCTCTTGTAGCTCCTTTATTTCTTTGAGAACTTCTCTTCGCTCCCGCTTTCCCTCGGGACCTACCGCAGATTCGAGTAATTTCGCCCGCGCCTGCTTCTCTGCCAGCTTGTCCGCCGCATCCTTGTCTTCATTCGCCCTCTGCTCCGCTTCTAAGAGACGTTCAACTGCACGTATCTTTTCGTCCTGGGCAGATATAAAGGCGTCTTGTCTTTCTTGGATAACCTGCAATTCGTGCTTTTTGGCTTCTTCAAACAAGTCCTTTTGCTTCTTAACCAGTTCGTCAAGTGACTTCTCTTCTTCCTGAAGCAAAGCCTTTTTAGCCGCATATACCTGTTCGTCAGCCCGCTTGCGGTGTTCCGTCCCTTCCATGTAACGACTTTGAACCCGGATCCAAGCGTCATACTCTTGCTGAGCGGACAACTCGCCGATGGCCTTTTGATGCGCGATCCATTTGTCCGAGAAATCGAACGTGTCCTTTAACTGCTGGTCCTTGGCGTCCTTCATGGCTTTTGCATCGTTCCACCATGCAATCGAGTTTTTGTTGATCGAATCCGTAATGCTCTTTATCCTGCTTTGCACATCTTCTGAAGCTTTATTGTATTCCTCTGCCGTAATGCTGCCCGCCTCGTACAACTCGTTAAGCATGTTTTGCTTTCCGGTCAGTTGGTCGACAGAAAACCGAAGGGCGTTGTTGGCCTCGTGAAGTTTTTCTTGATGTTGGGCATAGAGCCCGACTTTTTCCGTTGTTTTCCCAATGCTGTCCGAAAGGGAGAATTCTTGAGCTGCGAACATATCAATCAGTGACTGGGAATCATTGATTAATTGTTCGGCTGTAATTTTTTGAACGTCGATGTCATTCAAGGGAAAGGAAAACGCCTTTCTGACGTCTTCTTTCGGAGCCTTGATTCCTTTGGCTGGGGCCTTGATCCCCTTAGAGGCCCGGTATATTTCCTCGTCGATCCCATACAAGTCCGCTGCATCGAGGTCCGAAAACTCGCTGCGAATTTCTTGAAGCTGCCTCAACTGTGCAGAAGCATCCTGATAACCGTCGGCCTCTACGTTCACCATATGACGGAATTCATTCATTCGATCCGAGAAAGCTTCACGGCGGTTCCTGTATTGGTCCGCCAACTCCTCATCACTCATTTGACGTCCGCCGCGATTTCGCTCTATCGCTGTAGGAGTAGATTTTTTTCCTTCAATCAGGTCTAACGTATCTCTCGATACTTCCAATTTTTGATTAACCTGATCCAGCTCAGAGCCCATTTCAAGGATTTCATCAGCTATTTTTTTTCTTGATTTCTCAATAGTATTTCCTGTAAAGGAATCCCATATCGATAAGTCCCGTTTTGAAATATTGGCTTGTGCGACCTTCTTTAGTTCGATTTCACTTTCTAATTCGGCTTTTCGCTTCGTCAAGCTCGTGATGTTTTCCTTTTCCACGATTCGAACGGATTCGGCGTACTTGAGCTTCCATTCTTCCAATTTGCCGATGTTAATATCGATCGCTTTTCCGTGTTGATCCCATTGAGAGACTAGGTTAGGCATGAGTGCGCTTATTTTCTCAATCACACCAGCTAACTCCGTTTTTGCGGTCTTAATATCTTGATCGGCCTTCGTATTGTCGTCCACAATAGCCTTCAGTTCTTTGTACCGGTCCGATAACGTCATAACTTCCCGCTGATTGGCATCGATCGCGCTTGACGCTTCGTTGACCGTTCCATTGTGGCGCGACCACGCGATTGTAACGATTCCAATAACAGCAGCAAGCGCCGTTAATGTTGCGCCGATCGGCGTTGCGATGAAAGCTTTCTGCGCCACATTCGCCGCATTGGTTGCAACTTGAAGACCGAACATAGACCTAGTGGCCGCAACAAGGCCCGTCACCATCGCAATTAACGATTGTCCGGTCAGCAGGCGCATTCCCGCGTTCAAAGCGGTGATCCCAGCTCCAAGGGACAATGTGACGATTAAAGTATTACGGATCGGGCCGGGCAAGGAATTGAATCCGTCGACGAGTAATTTGGATTCGTGAACAATGGCTTTCAAAATCGCTAAGAATCCACTTTCCCCGATCGAGATCATTAAGCCTTCCCACGACGCTTTGAGTTGGGCCGTTTGTTTACTAAGTGATGTCATGGCTAGCGTGTTTTCTCGGTGAGCAGAGCCTAGGGAGTTTTCCGCCGTCGCCGCCACCCGGATCACCTTATCGTAATTGTCCATAAGGGCGATAAAACGTGAGGCTTGATCACCACGAGCAACGGCTTGTGTAATCTCGTGCCGCTCCGCGTCCGATACCTGATACCATTTTTGCGAGATTTTCTCTAGGAGTTCCGAAAATGGCATCATTTCGCCGCTTGCCTGCTTGATCGTCCCGACATACTTCTCAAGCTTGTCGATCGCAATATCACGAGAAGAAAAAGAAATGAACGACTTGATTGCGTTGCCTGCAACGGATCCTGTAAAACCAGCCTCGTTCAGGACTGTCAAATACCCAATCAGTTCGTTAATTGGAACACCGGCATTCTTCGCGGCAGCTCCTACGCGGTTAATCCCTTGAAGGAGCTTATTCGAATCCGTCGCATAGTCGTTAGATACTTGATTCAATCGATCAAGCAATCGTTCAGAGTCTTGAGCCGCAAGCCCGTAGTTGAGAATCGCGCCGGTAAGTAGCTGCTGGGCTTGCTCCGCATCACGGAACGACGATTCAACGTTTTTCGCCATAAGCGCTGTCTTCGCTAGCGCTGCCGTTTCCCTCTCGTTAAACCCTTGCTGCGCGATCTGGACATATACTTCTCCAACGTCCCTTAATGCGTATCCGTAGTCCTTTGCATCCTGGATCATGGATGCTTCGACGAACTTAATGTCTGCACCGGATTCCATAACCCGCTTCAAGTTAATGACTGAATCCTCGAAATCGCTTATGACGCGAATCGCTTCCGTTGCACCCTGAATGGTGTTGTAGTACAAGGTTCCGGTCGCCATATACTGAAGCGAACGCCCGAGAACCCCCTGTTCGACCTGAGTTACCCGTTTCATTTGCTCCGCATGCTTCTCGGCGGAATACACCATTAACTGATTGTGGCGTTCCGTTTGCTGCTGCATCCGTTGATGATACGACTGGATAACGGTAAGCTCTCGATCCATTTTGGATTTCGTAAGGCTCTCCCGATTGGAGGCTGCTGCCGTCTTTTGCTGGAGAGCAGCCATTCGTTCTTGGTGTTCTTTCTCCTGCTGTTCAATCGCTTGCTGCCGCTTCGTTACAATTGCTTCCTGCGCTTTAAGCTTTGCATCCAAGGTTTGGTTCGTCGTGTCGAGCATGTTCTTTTTCGCGGTCAACAATTCGGTTTGGGCCTTGCGTTGTGCGATAAGAGCGTTCGACTCGTCCAGAATCTTTTTTCGGCGCTCATCGGATGTTAAAGCGATCTTATCCATCGCTTTTGCAAGGGCAGCATAGTTCCGTTCAGCGACCTTCAATTCCGCATTAACTACACGGAATGACTCTGCATTCTTCCTGGCGCCTCCATCAATTACCTTAAAGGCAGGCAATATTTTGCTGGTATCGAAATTAATGCGGCCCGCAACAACGTCGCGGTTTAATTCCTCGGCTGCCATTGATCTATATTCACCCCTTTTCGATAGGCAAGATTGGTTTTCTCACCGCCGGGATTGTATTCGATGGTAGGGCTCGCCCCGATCAGGAACGAGCACGCGGAAAGAAGCCAAGATCCGAAAGGTATCTAGCTTTCTTGGGCTTCTTCTTGATTTCCCCGCCATGGAGGACGATTTCGAATTCTTCTTTTTTGTTTCGAACCTTCATAAGGGCTCGGATTTTGGGAATGGTCATGTTCGGCCACTCTTCGTCCGATATGCCACTACTTACACATAAGGCCCACATGCCCAGCCAATCGGTTTTAGGGCCTTCATTTTCGTCGTCTTCTTCATCCAAATCCGGATCCGGAGGGATCGACTCATTAAAGAAATCGTTCGAGGAGCTTGTCCAACTCCTTGATCCCATCCTCATCTACTTGCTCGTATTCTTCGTCTGTCAATCCTTCAACAAGGATCGAACTGAAAACGTCCTGATATTTCCTTTCCATTGCTGGGATATCCACTTCATTTCCTTCAACGACCATTTTGTCTCGACCGATGCAGAATGCGAATTTGTACGGAATATCCTTGGTTGCCTGCCGGACTTCGCGAATAAGCTTAATCGTTCCAATTCGAACGTGTTTCGTCAGTCCTTCTGCTAGGTGGACTTCCGATCCGATATTCATTGACTGATCCATAGATTGATCCACGATGATTCCTCCTCGAATGGAAATGCCCCTTGCCGATACCGACAAAGGGCATTATTTTTTTAGATACCGAAAATCAATTCAGCAGCGACGCCGTTCGGGTTGTCGGGTGTAATCCCCGGTTCCATGATTTCGACGCTCATGGTGTTGACTGTCGGCTTTTTCCGCTCTTGCGAAATGTCCAATGTGCCACCACCAAGCGCTTTGAAAATGGTCAACTGGCATTGCACTTCCTGACCGGATACATCGTCAAGCAGCTTGAAGCGATGAACGAGCTTGAACGGCTTCGGTCGGCGAGTTCCGGACATGGCCGTCTTGGTCCCGTTGGTTTTGCTCCACTTGAAAATGACGATGACATTTTTGTTATCATTCGTCGTATCCGACGTGATTTTCCCGTCAGACGTGATCATATATTGGTCTGCCGTCGGACTAGCAGCAACCCGTTCTAATTTGGTAAGTTTGCCGTTTGCATCCTTCAAGTGCACTTCATCACTACCAGTGACAAAGGTTCCACTGTACGCCGCAGGAGCTTTAACGGTGTATCCGTTGGCTCCGTCCAAAATGCCCTCTTCGGACTCATCAAACGTAACGGCTCCCTCAACCGTTTCCGCACCTTGAGAGAGTTCGGCAAGAGCTGGCGAGAATCGTGGTACTTCGATACTGACCTTATCGGCCAAGTCCTGAGCGGTATAGTGGAAAGCATATCCGGAATCGCCGCCCATGACCTTCTCCCAATCAAGCTGAGCCTGGAACGTGACTTTATTGATTTTTTCGTCGATGAATTTCAAATTGCCGTTCATGTCGTGCACGAACAATGTGCCAACCCCGTCAAATACCAATGGATTCATGCTGCATCCTCCTTCAAAATAAAAAGACCTAGCCCTTTGATTTGACTAGTTCCCATAATCGTTGATCAATTTCATTGATGCGCTGATACTGGTCCGTTTCGCGATATCGCGGATCGTCCCGCACTTCGTTCCAGAGCTTCGCTTTCTCTGATGCTAATCGTTCGAACTCAGAGGGCTCTTTCGGTGATTGATCTTTCTTTCGGTTCATGTCATCACCTCAATTCACCCGAAGATAGTCCACGTCATACATGGTTTCATAGCCCTTCACTCCCGTTATGCCGGTTGCAAAGTCGGATTCATAAGCCAGCGTACAACGGTACGAATGGAAGCCCGCTGAGACAATGTATCGATCGTGGAACAGTTTGAAGACTCGTTCGGCAATCTGCCGGGCCTGTGCGGCCGTCTTGGCGTAAACATCAAGACTAAACTTGCCTTCATACACCAAATGGTTGCGACCGAAGCTTCCCGGCTTCTGGTAGATCATGACTTGAGGGACGTTCCCAGCGGTAAGGGGGTGTTCCGGCTCCATGCCGCGAACAATCCTTTTCGTGATCTCGTCCGGATCGGAACCGGGTGTCAGGCCGAACTCGCTCATGAAATCGCCGTCTTGCTTCAGCGTCATATATATTGCGTCAATCAGTTGTCCCTTCAACCCGTCACCCCCGAACGAAATATTTGTGATACGGGAACTCATCGATGATCCGGCTAATTCCTTGCAAAATGCGGTTTCGATTCGCCTGGAGAGCTTTTCGAAGGAAAAACGTCGGTGGCGTGGGTCCGAATGATCGGTCGATGTCCCCGCGTTCCGCTAATTCTTCAAGATCCACCCCGGCATACGAACCGCCTGAAGATCGAATCGTCCCATCAATGCCTCGATACTTTCCCTTTATCCGGCCTACAACAACCCGCGATCCCCGCGAACGTAGTCGGTTCCACGATTCCGAGTTGAAATATCTCGCCAGTCCGGGGTTTTGGTCCGGACCGGCCATCATGGAACCCTTCCCAAATTGCTCCAGCCATGCCTGCCAGTAATCCGCCGTCACTTCACCCGTGATCATCTGATTGGCAAGGATCGTCATTTGCCTCTCTAAATGGTTTCGTACATCCGGGTAATGACGGACATTTGATTTCGCTGTCTCAAGCACAAGCCCCGTCAGGCCGGAAATTTCGACGGCCAGCTTGTTGTGCAAATCGTTCGACGCCCTTACATGGTCATAACCCCCAAGCATGTCCGTAATCATCGGGTGTCCTCCGATAACTGAACGAACAAAAGGTTCGGATATTTAACCGCATCCACCACGTCAACTTGATAGGGCAAGCCGTTCAGAACAACTCGATCTGGAGACCGAAGACCGTCTTTTGGACTTTTGACACCAGCGCTTAATTGAAGCTGCATGATGTAAACCGTCGTCGGCAATAGTCCGGGCTCGTCCTGGCGAAGTTGGGCCGTTATCAGCTGTACGAATGCGATAACGCTGGATGCGACGGGGGCGAAATTGATATCTGGTAACGGATTATCGCTCGCGTCGTACTGTCTCCCGTATCGCTGCACGTCAATAACGGCATTCGTTTTGATAAGGGAACAGTATTTGTCCCTTTCCGTCGTCCGGCGAGTCGTTTGAACCAAATGCGCATCCGGCCCCACTTCGACCATTGACCCATTCTGGACAGGCGAATCCGGCGCAAATAGTCCGTTGTACAGGTATTCCTTACCGATAATGGTCGTCGCTCGGGTATCGCGAGATAATATGACGTGATCTGCTGCGCCGTCAACCAAACAAGAGATATGACGATGAGAAAAATCATAAAACATACAATCCTCCTGTCATCTAAATGTCATTAGTACGTATTCGGATAGCAGCCCCGCTACTTCCGGCGTGACCATACTGGCCCCGAAATACTCGATCGTATAGTCGAAATCTTTCTTCGACTTTACATTTGCGTTCGGATTGCTGGAGAGCTGCGCCATTAGCATCCCGCTTGCCGTTTTCACGTTATCTGGAATCGGGTCCCACCCACTCGTATACGTAACTTCAAGTTCTACATACGCGGATCCAAACATTGAATACCCACATACAAGAGAGCCGGTTGATGGATCGACATCCAGCGTGCCAAGATCGGCAATATCTTCAAACGGTGGAGGGCCGAAGAAACTGCCCATTATCCCGTATTGCGGCCTACCCATTGCCGCCTCGACTTGTACGACGGGGGCATAGGTCAAATGACCGCGCTGGGTATCGGTCAGCCGAATTCGTTCGGTGTAAGATTTGACCCCGATCGAACGTTTACAGTACCCGTCAATAAGAGCAGACGCCCGTATGATCATGCTGACGTCAGGCGTCACGCCCGGCGGAAAGAATCCGGCGTCGGCTGCGTCTGTGGTCAAGTATTGACTCATTCGACGATACCGGCGTCCCGCAGCCGATCGGCGAGATCATCCGACACTTCAGCGATGCCGTTTCGGAACGTCACGATCGTTGACGCGTCATAGTGAACGGTGTGATTCCCGGTTCGCTCGGATTCGGTTCCTTTCAGGCTAACGGGCACCCGAGTCGAAACTTGATGTTGCCCCTCACCACTTTTACCCTCGTCTGTAACTTTCGATTCCCCGTCATTCGAAGATGTGGGTTTATTTGATTCGCCCGTTTTGGACTCGTCAGCGTCCTTCTGAACGACTTTTTCGCCTTCCGGCGTCTTGTTGCCTTCCTCTGCAATTGGAGGCGTCTGTACGCCCTCCAGCGTCTCGGGAGCGCACCCTTTAGCCTTTACCTTCATAGCTCGTTCCTCCTTCACCATGAGAAAGAGAGCGACCAGCGGTCGCCCTCCTCAAACGGTCATTAGTCGATTGCTTCGATAGTCGGTCGTTCGATCGTGCCGTAAGCATGCGCATAGCTCGGACCTTTCGCCACCGGCGCACCGTACTTGATACCGACGAACTGCTTTTGCAAATTGCCTGTCGTGCCGAGCTCGAACAAATACATACCCTTTTCACCGACATAGTGGTACTCCAGCATGGGCTCGGTCACGATCGCGATCCCGTAGTCGGTATTTTCCGGCGTTGTCGTGTTGACTTCGGCTGGCATGAAAGGTTCCGGGATGATAGGCAGCAAACCAGCAGCCGTCATCACCGCCAAGACTTCAAGACCGGCAACGGTCGTTTTCTTCAAGTTGCTGATTTGCGTTTGGTTGTTGGCCGCTTGGCGTTCTTCCTCTTCGAGGTAGTGGTGGCCGATCGGGTTGATATAGATCGCCGTAGGCATCAATACATACCTTTCGCTCGCGACCATTGCCGCAACTTTTGCTCGAATGGCCGAAACGATCGAAGCCGACGGACCGACTTTGAAGGTATTTGTGATTTGTTTCGACAACCCGACGTATTGCAGCGTTGTCGGCGCGGCCAGGTTCGTATCCGTACCTCTCCAGAGCATCCGCGCATGATAAAGGCCGATCCCGTTCAGCATGTCGTCCAGGTCTTTCGCCTGCAATTCCGTAAAATGTGCTTGCTGCTGTCCGAGCACGACGTCGTAGTGACCGAAGTTCACTTGATTTGTCATGGCTTTGACCTTCAAGCCGTGCGGTGTACGTGGGTTGCTTGTTGGTGTAGCAGACGGGTTTCGAGGATCGACGGACGCGCCTCCGTTCACGGTGTTTTGCTCGTAATAGGTCGAAATGTCACCCGTCGCCGGTGTATATTTCATCCGACCGTCGAGAATCGAGTTTCTTCGGAGGCAGTCCGTGATTTCTTTTTGGAAATCGTCCACAATAAGAGCGCCCGGCCCTTGGAACTGCGTGGCTGCTGCCACATCAATCGAATACGCTTGCCCAACACGTCCGTTCATCTTATACACTCTCCTTTGCGCCAAGCTCTGCCCTGGCTTGCATTTTCAAACGAAGCGATTCGGTCGGCGAGAGGTTCAGCCGGTCAACAGAAGCGCAAAACGACCGGATGTCGTTTGCTTCCTCGGCATTCCCGCCGAACTTGGAAAGCAGTTGGGATGCGGAAACGGTTTTCCGAGTCGGCTCCTCGCTCTTCCCGGCTTTCAATGCGGCCAACTCCCGTTCCGCGTTGTCGGCTCTTTCTTTCGCAGCTTTAAGAACAGCAGATTCCTTGTCTTCCTCGCTTTTCTTTTCTGCGCTAGCGTTTGCTGCTTTAACGGTATCCAGTTCCGTTTTGATGGTACCGACATCCGTCACTACGCTTTGAACGCTCGCCGTCAGAGTGGTCATCCCTTCTGTAATGGCTTTAAGCGCGTCCTGCATGGCTTTCAATTCTTCTGGTTTCATATCAGGTTCGTCCTCCTTATTTTTAGCTGCAATGCTGGTTGTTTTATAAGCAGCACTATCCGCGAACAAGATCGCCGCGCCGGTACCGCAAAATTCAAGAACGTCCAGGACGTCCGGCACATCTTCCGCATCCTGCACCGCCGCCTCCATCTCCAGCGATGCGCCGAATTGGAATTCCGTCCAGCCGTATTCGCTGGCAAGGCCGTTATAATAACGGATCGTCGCAACGACATCGGGAAAGTCCTTGCCGTAAATGTAGCCCTCGACCCACGCCATGTTGTCCAGCGCTCGGTACGCTTTTTCGATGACCGCAACTTTGAAACGCGGATCATGGTCGGCCATCCCATTCGCATAGTCAATATTGAGTGCCATCCCGACAAAGGTTTGCAGGTACTTGTCACATACGCCGGAGGAAATGCGGATCTTTTTGCCTCCGGCCCCGTGCGGAGATCCATCCGAAGGCGTACCAATTGCGAACAAAGCACATTTAAACGGGACTTTGTTCGGATGGCCGCTCTCCTCAGACATTTGGAAATGCTGGACGCGAATGGACGTATTGCTCATTTTCAACGTTGCAAGCATGGTTGATGTTCACCCCCTGGAGCTTCATCGCGCTCCGTCATACCCTTTCAGGCCAGTTCCATTGACCGCCGCTGGAACCTTGCTTCACATTCAAGTTGAAGAATTGTTCCGTCGGATTAAACACGCACAAATGGACTGTTGTGTCGTCAACTACGCCCGTGATAACCGCGGCTCGGGGTTCGCTTTTATATTCGCCGCCCGGCGTACCGTAACTGAAATAATGAACCATACGCCCTACTGATGGTTTCTGCAAACTTTTCACCCCCTTTCGAGGCAAAATAAAAACACCGTCTATTCGGCGGTGTCTTCAGGTGGATCGTTTAACTTGTCCGGTGGATCGGTTGAAGGCTTGTCGATAGCTTCGTCCACTTCCTGCTGCTTCTGGGATCGGTTGATGTCGATAATCTTCCGATTCGCCGGAAGGGTAATGACCTCGCCTCGCTTGTTCGGAAGTTCCTTCTTCCCTCGACTGTTCCTTACCTCGTCGATTGTATCGACTCCCCGGTCTAGATATACGGCGTCAATGTCTGCTTTCAGCTTTTGATGCTTGAGCGACGTTTCATAATGGAATTTGAATTCGATCTTGCCGCCCATGTGGAAAATGCCGTCTATGATGTACCGATTGATATGCTCGACGATATTCTCGGCTACAGTTTGGACGGTTGCGTCTGTATCGTCGTCTTCGCTGTCCGCCGTGTTGCGGTTGACATCCTTCGTCTGCCCGAGCTTCTTCGGACTGATCCCGAAGGCGATCGCGATGACCTCGATTAGGAATCGCTGCCACTCAAGAAACAAAGCCTTGTCATCCGTCGCGCCAAGGTCAATGACGCTCGGGTTATCAGCCCCGATCACCGGCATATGTCCCTGCCCCATAACTTCGTCGTTCCAATACTTAGTAAAGGCTTGGACCTTGCCTCCGTTATCCTTACCGAGATTCAGGATTTTGCGTATGAACGCGTTCTTAGCCTGCTTCCCGGCGCTCCGGTGCGATTCGATAAAGTTATTGACGGATTCCCATACCGTTTCCAAAGGCGCAAGACCAAACGGTGTATTCGTTCGCGGATTCATCCGGATATACATCATTTCCGAGTCCGTCAAATGGACATAGCTGCCGTTCACGCGCTGCGCATATCGATACGACTTCGGGCTTCCGTTCCAATTCGGATACAACTCAACCAAGAACG